AACATTCTTATACTTAGGCGCGCCCTTAGAGCCGTCGCGGCGCAGATCAGAAAGATGCACAATGTTCTCAATTAAAAAACACTGAAAGTCAAAAGGAGACAGATTGCGAACAGGGGGTGGATCGGGAATCGCGGGGCCTCTAATTGCGGCATGGATTGGATCCTCCAGTTCTTTTTTTACACGGGCGTACTCCAGACCCAAAGCTTTCGGAAGGGAGGCCGCGATGCTGTGTGCCTGCTCGTCGACGCACTCTTGGGAAAAATATCCCATCGCCTCTGCGTACTCTTTTAATTTTTCAAAGGCCTGCGCATAGAGAGAGAACCAGCCGGTATTAGTGCCGCCGTCCTGGACAGGGTGGGTGGCCTGGTTGAGCTTGTTCCATATTATATTCTTGGCTATACCGCCGGAGAAGGACATGACAAAGTCATTTATAAAGTCCGCAGCTTCCGGCCAGGCCCCTTCGTTGCCCCAGAGCCTCTTCCACAATATCCCAAGTGCCTTCAGTTGTGAGGACCCGGGCTTCCCCTTATCGAGCCCGTCGAGGGTCACGGCTTTTACATATTTAAGAATTCGACCAGGACGAGGGTCGTCCCAAGGTTCATTGAAGAGTCCTTTATTAAACACCCCAACCTTCTTCGTGGACTCGCTGGTTGAGGCTGTTCTGGTCTTGAATTGCCACACATGAGAGGAAAGAAATTTTCCATGCAGGACTCCGGATGAGGTACCATTGTTCATGACCCGCTTTTCGTTCGGCTGCGCCGCGGTGCGTGTTCCCACAAAACTATGGGTATACCCGAAAAACACACTTTCCAGCGCGTCAGTGCGCTCTTTAACTTTGTCTATCCGGAAGAGGGTCTGGCTGATTGCCTTCTTGACTTGCTCCTTTTCAAGAAGGTCCAGATCTCTATAGAGGCCGCTGCCTTCTTGGAGAAGGCCCAGATTCTTGAACTCCGTTCGAACATTTTCCTCCAAATAATATGTATCGGGGTTCGACACAACGTCCTCATAGCCCAACTCTTCGCACAGGAGTTGGGCCCAGTCTCTGACCTGTTTATGAAGCTTCTCTTTTCCGGGGTTCCCTTGTGCCGCAGGGGGAGCGGGCGGGAAGATCATGTCATCCATGTCTTACTGCTCCAAATACTGAACGATTCGTTCCAGCGGAAGGGGAATGTAGATAACGTCTCCCACTTTTACATCGGCTTCAGTGGGGCGTTGGTTATAAAAGGCGATAATCCACCAATGGTCGGTGGTTCCGTAGTATTGAGCAGATAACTTATAATAGCGGTCACCCGTCTTCCATATATACTTGATGCGTGTGAGGTTCTTAATCTCACTTATGGAAGGATATTTCAGGCGCGCAGTATCATACTGTTGCATCTTGCGCAAGTTGCGCTTTTCCAGCAACTCGGCATAAAGATCATCATCATTTATTACGATGCGTCGATTGGCATAACGATTGCTCATGAATTATTCTCCCAAAGCCTCGGACTGTGCGGCGTCGACCTCGGGGGCCAAGTTACGCAAGCTGTCATTGGAGTGCCCCACCGACTCTCCAGCGCTGTTAAATAGCTCATCGCCCGGTGCGACGCCCGAAGCGGGGTCGATTGCTACATTGGGCATGTAGGGGAATTGAAGGTTGGTGCTATCTGTGCCCCCAAAGCGCCCATCATTCCACCCCATCAAGTGAGTGTGAAGTACATTGAACTGTAAGCTGATGCCTACCGTTTTAGGGATGAAGGAGGATGATTTGCTCCGACGGTTGCGGACTCCTTGCTTTTGTTCAGCCACATGGGCTTTAGCTGCATCGCTCATGGCAGCGGGAATTGGGCGCGCTAGTTCTGCGGCAGCGTTGTTGGTCTGTACAACCCCAGGATCAGTCAAGAAGCCACCATCGGCCACATTTGGAGAATAAGTAAAACCATTGGTATAGCCATAAAGCATTCCTCCATCAGCGGTTCCCTTGTTGCTAATCAAATTGGTCCATTTAAAGCCCAGGAGAGGGCCACCGGACAGAGTATTCTGAGCCTCTCTTTCGTTCCCGGTGTATGTGGGATATAAGAAACGTATAAACTTAGAGATGTTGTCTAGATTAACTCGGGCTTCAACCACATTAGCCGCCACCACATCAAAACCTAGACTAATTGAACGAGAGGTTCGCTGAAAGGTCGCAAGGGGATCCATACGCCCATAAGTGGGAGTCTCATTCCATAACGAAGTATACTGATCGTCAAACTGTGTAACCCAACCGGGAAATTCAACAGTCTCGCCGGTGGGGATATGCTGAAACTTGATAATGTATTCACTGTGTGTTAAAAGACCTGGGAATTGCATGCTATTTCTCCTTACGCCCCCGCATAGGGTCCTAATACATTACGTGCCCGGGGCGAGCGAAGGGACTTGATAACCAATTCTTCAATCTTTTCGCCAGCTATGCTGACTGCTAGATGTGTGTCCCCACTCTGACCATCCGGTAACTTACCTAGTGTAGTACTCACCTTTTCCATCGCTTTTGTGAGCCGTTCTGTGGTCGAGGCGCTTGAGATGTTTGCCGCCGAACCCAGTTCAGCCAATTCAGGGCCTCCTTCACCTACAACAGCCACGGAGGATGAGCGCGGAGACCTCGCGGCGCCGGCAATATGGCGCCCGCCGGCTGCATAACCCTTCAAGCTGCTAGGTTTCGAGAGGTTGCCTTCCTGCTCGCCCGATGCGCCTGTAAGAGATGCCACCCCGAGGCCCCCCAAAACAGCCAATGCAACAGCCGCGGCTGGTGCCAGTGGGGTCATCAACAACAACCCGGCCATGGCGGTCCCCGCAAAGATAGCAGTGCTGCCAAACTCTCCCATAGTGCCCGATGCTTTGCCCAGCCAACTTATCGCCTTAGCTAAGTTACTAATCATGGGCTTCAACACATTTGTTACAAACGGTTCAGCATCAATGATGAGTTCTCTAAAAGCGTTTTTCAGCTCGTCCGTAATACTCTGCATCTTGGTGGCCTGCTCCGCGGCATCCTTCATACTCATCGTACGCTGGTCAAGCTCCTCATTGCTCTCTGAGAGCATTTTGCGGGTGTCCTCGGCGGACATTCCCAAGGCATCAGCAAAAGCCATTACCTCGGCTCCTGAGAGGTTCTCGGCTGAGATTCCTGCTTGGTCAATAGCAGACTTCATCATGCGGATGCCTTCGACCGGATCCTCCATCGCTGCATTTAGCATATCGATCGAGTTTAGGAAGGGGCCGCCCATGATGGCGTTGAGGCGCCCGACAGATGTACCAGCTTGATCAAAGGTTTTGAATTGATCGACGAAGCCCATAAGGGTTCCAACCTCAATCCCGGTGGCTTTAGCCTGAACAGCCATATCCTTAAAGACATCCACGGCCTTACCGCCATAGCGCGACAGGATCTCTCGATTGGCAATAAAGTCTTGCCCCATCTTGTTAACATCCACGCCCAGGCCTTGAGCCGTTGCTGAAAGATCCAGCAATGCTTGCTGGGCTTCTTTGGCGCCCATTCCCATGCCTGTCATGCTCATCTGGAAGAAGTCTGCCGATGTTTGCGCATCCAGACCCATCTCGCCAAGGACCAGGCTAGTGTCTCTGATATCATTTTGGACGTCAGGGGCCAGATACGTAAACTCAGTAAAGGTATTTTTTAGGACGCCGATTGCGGCAGAGGACTCTCCAAGGGTTACTCCGTATGAACGGCCAGCTTCTTCGCCCTCTTTGATCATCTTGTTAAATTCGACCCCGGCGCCGGTTGACTTGCGGAACTCAGCGAAAATCTTATCTTGTTCCATCGCAAACTTAAAACTCTCCTGCGCCAGTTTCAATAAGCCACTGCCTAACCTCTGCGCCATCTTGGAAGTGTCAAAGAAATCGCTGGCCATGGCTTTCATGCCGTCGCTCCCTCCCTGTAAGGCGCCGACTAGCTTCGAGAGAGGGCCCTGGTCCAGGCCTACCAGTGAGTCCCAGAGGCCTTCCGACAACTCTGCGCCGGCGGCCACAGCCTTATTGAATTTCTCCTGCTCCTTCGTCAGCTCGGCCATGCGCTCGGCCGAGACCTCGACACCGTTATTGAGGTCGTCAATAACGTCCTTAAACTTTGCGGCGACAGCTGAGTTGAGACTGAGTGTTTCGGCGAACTTCGTGTTGATGCGATTCAGTGCGTCGACGGCTTCAGTCGATCGCTCTAGCTGGGCTTGGTATGCTTTCTCGGCATCAACGAGGTCGATTCCCGACACCCGCGCCGCGTCCCGCAGGAGCTCTAGGCGCTTCTCTTCCGCCTTTACATCTTGCAGTTCTGACTTGAGCCTGCCCCGAGTGTCCAGCTGTTTCTCAATGGCCTTAGTAACCTGATCGATTGCCGTGGCCATATTCTTGGACTCTGGTAAATCCAGGACGGTCTGCAAGCTCTCCCTCGTTTGCTCTGCTTGACGCTCGAGCTGGGCGAGAGCTTTATGTAGTGCTGCTGTCTTTTCTGCTTCTGATCGAGGCATCTATCCTGGTCCTCTAGTTTTTAAAGGGCCACCGAAGCCCTGTTTCTTTTTCAAATTTTTCTACAGCGCCCATCAAGCTCGTCCGACTAGAAGAAGTCCGCGAGTCATTGAGGCCGTGTTTTATATAAGAATCCATATATCCCTTTTCAGAGTTAAGAGTTTTCATAAAGGAATCAATCTGTGCGGAATTCCCACTAAGACGCAAGGGGCTCGACAAAATACCGCTGTAATACAAGTCAAGGAGGGCCATTCGGACCTGTCCCGCGAACTTACTATACACCCTCTCAGACAACTGCCCGTCCAGATTATTCAAATAAACGATGTCTTTTACAATTTCACTCATGGTGATTCCCTCATTATATAATTAGTACCAAAACAAAAAGCCGCAGCTATCAACCGCGGCTTGCTTGTTTATATAACTCTTCTTCCTTCTTATACTCCTTAACAAGGCGCTCGACGAACCAGCGTCGCAGCGGAATAGGAAGATTATAGGCCTCGATAAATGACCATCCTCCATAATGTTTTAGAGCAAAGAACTCCTCATAAACGGCTTCTTGATATTCAGGCGTTAGGCCAAAAAAACTGTGCCGTCAAAGGCATCACCACCTTTCCAATGTGATCACAATGCTCGCATGAGAATTCATACGACACATCCACATCAGGTTTAATTTTTTCATATACTTTGCGGAGGTGCGATACGTCCCGCAACGGCATCAAGCCCACAAACTTATCAATATCTCCTCGATCTGTCTGATCGTTTAGTGAAACAATCACCGCCTTTAATAAGTCGGTGCTGCGGGCGGCTGGAAGATTCAATTTCTTTTTCTTCTCTGTCGCCTCCGTCAGGCTACGCTCATCTGCTGTAGTAAGCAGCTTCACTTCTGCCGTTATTTGGGTGGTGGGCAACTCAAACACAAAATTGTGAGTCTCGTTAACAGTGACGCCTTCCGGTAGTTCACCGGGTGTGACGTGAGCTAGCTCATCGAGCAAAAATTCTTGAGTTACTTCTTCGCTGCAGCCGGGGCAGGCAACTCCCGTTTCGTATACGGGACCGAAGCCCGTAATTCGAGTTGCAACCAAGAGGGCGTTCTTATCGCCAATCAACAGTGAGCCCACATCGATGTCAGGATCTACAATAACCGCCTGCAAGAGGCGCTCGATGGCGAGTCCCTTCCGAATAAGTGTCTCTGAAGTTAAAATGTCTTCTTCTTTGGCCGTCATGTGACGGATTTCAATGGTGTCAACCCCGTGGAGAGGATGATCTTCTGTGTAATAGCGGCCGCTCGATGGTAACTCCACAAACTCAGTGGGAGTAACAAACGAAAACAAACCATTATCGGTTTTGGTTACAGAGGGCGGGGGTGCAGCTGCGTCCTTTGGTGGACGAGTCCGCTGTGAATTGTTCCTTCTTCCCATTTAGTACCTTCTTTCTAAGCTTAGGGCTCCGTCACGGCAGCAATGGCGGGGCCGGGAGTATACTCTGCCCAATCATACTGGATTGTGAGAGAAATGTTAAGGAGATTATCGTTCTCATAGCTCAGATCACCAAACTTGGCATCCGTAATGAAAGCGTTCTCTAGAGTCCACTCGCCAACGAGGCCACCCTGGCCGCTAAGCTCATGAATGACCACATTACCAAGTGCATCAACGGCCATGGCCTTGTTGACGGTGCCGGGGGCTTGCGCTGGATTATCAAAAGCTTCCAGCTGAGTCGGAGGCTTGAGGTAGCCAGATTTGATTAGAGCATCATAAAGGATTTTGTTACCATCGGGATTAATCGCATTGATAATATTAGCTGTAACGTTACCCCAGGTAACACTGCCGGGGTAGTGATAGGTGTTACCAAGGAACTTATGGGGAGTAGAAGAAACCTGATAGCTAGGCTTTGTCACATCCTTGGCAAGATACGGCTGATATGAAAATTCTCCGTTCTCGCTAATTAGGTTCGGAAAATAAAGCAAAAAGCGATGTGATCTCTTCGGCTCCGATAGTGCGCTGGTCCAAAATGGCATTCTTATAGTCTCCTCATAAGTTCTAAAGTTAAGTAGTGGGGGAGATTAAAACCTCCCACATTATTAGTCGTCAAACGATGCTCCTGTACGAGTGATGTTGAAGTCAATCGCAATGAATTCGATTGCACGTGCCGGCTTGAGGAAAATTCGTGCATACATAATGTTGCGATCCACCAAATCCGGGGTTGTGGTTGTGTCATCGAGGACCACCTTGTAATCAGTCAGGCCGAAGTTTGTCTTGACATTGGCCAAGAAGGGGTTGACCTGGGAAGTGAAACGGAGCCATGTCTGCTGCACGTTCGGATCAAACAGAAGGTTGGCCGCAATCTGCGAGATGCGCTTCTTGACGAAGATCATCATTCGTCGCACGTTGATGCGATCGAGTGCAGAAGGTGTTACCTGGAGCGTCTTCTGGCCGAAGACCACGATTCCCTCACTGGGGAACTTGGCAATCGGGTTGATGTTGGCTGTGTACAGGTTATCACGGTCGATACGTCGCAGCTGGTGCGAAACGTCGACGATGGGGATTCCGGCTGCGCCTTCGGTAAGGCCGCCGCGGTTGAAGCCCGCGGGAGCAAACCAGACCTGAGTCTTCTTCTGTGAACTGGAGAAAGTACCAATAGCAGCAACTGAGGGGGGTACCCACAGCATAGCGCCATTGATGGAATCTCGTGCTCGGAGCCAGGGATAGAATGTACATGCATAGGAGCTATTGATACCGCGCGTTCTGAGATTTGTCATCAGCGTAGTAAGGGCTGCGGCCGTATTATTACGAACCACTGTACGCCCTTCGTGGCGCGGCGTAAAGCCGCCGGCGATATCAATAACGGCCAAGGAGTCGGCCCGGTCTTCACAGGTCTGATAAAGATGTGAAGTAAGGCCGTCGTCTGTGCAGCCAGGGATGGAAGCCAGGTTCATAGTAACCACTTCCGGGTCAGCAATGGCATCGATGGCGCGCTTGATGGTAGCACGTGCGTAGTTTAGGTTCTCGTTGGCGCTGTCGTCAATAAAGCTATTACGGAAGGGATCCATCTCAGTAATATCGAGACCATCATACCCGCCATACACAGGAACCGTGAAGCGGTCATAGCCTGCGTTGAGGACACCTACTGTGGAGCCGCTGCGTGCGGTCCATGACGACCCAGTCGCGCGGAGGCCCTGGCCCCAAACCGTGGTGGCTGGCGACCCGGTGGGGCTTGGTGTAAGATCATCAAGTGAAAAGGTCACACTGCGTTCACAGCGAACGGTCGGGGGTGAAAACTCTCCCACAATGCCGCCGCGCGGGCGCTGGAGGTCAGCCACCGACTGAGCAAACCGGGTGGAACCAGGCGAGCGGGTGGTGCGGAAACCGAAGTAAGCGTCTGTTTGATTAGTCAGGCCGCCGTCGGACGCACTCAGGCGCATGGCCGGTGTCGGATAGATCAGATTAATACTAGCAGTTGCTGTCGAGTTGTAAGTTTGATATTTGACTAGGCCAAAATCATGCCCGGTGCCGGACTCTGGCATCGATGCGCTGTAGTGTGGAATTACGGCAGAAGAGGTGACCCAGCTTGCTGCGCTGGCGGATGCCGAAACGCCACTCACATCAGCATATTTGACTATTCCAAGCCAGCCAAAGGGAAGGTATTCGGCGTCCAAACTACCAGCGTCTAGATCGCTGTTGAGATCAGCACGAATATACTTGGAAACATTAGGCCAGTCGCCCTGCGTACGGTAACGGCGTTCGGCCGGAACCCACGTGCGAGCCTGGGTGCCAATCTTGCGGCCAATATAGTTGAGGGAATTTGGGTTGAGATCACAATCATTGAATTGTTCCAATACACGAACCACGTTATCCGAATCGCTCAGGTGACGAACCATCACTGTGAATGTACCATAAGGGTTGCTCTCATTGGTGGACACTTTGATGTCCTGAATTGAGATCTTGAGGTTTCGGTTTGTCCAGTCACCGTGATCGTTAGTGGTGATGAATTTAAAGAGCGGCTGCGAGCCTGAGGCCACATAACTTCCCGTATTAGAAGACAGGTCCTGGCCTATGATCACGGGAGTTTGGCCACCGACCACGGGAGAGAGGTGATTACCACCCTTATCGCTGCCAGAAACCAGCGGAATCATGGCTGCATAACATCCAGCCTCTGCAATATTATCCGACAGGTGCTGATCAAAGGTCTCGCCGAGCCAATAGTTCACAACCTTGGGAGGATCTGTAGTGTCGGAATTGGTGAGCTGGGGGTTCGTATTGAATACCTTGCGAATGTAATACTCTGAGGAGCGATCAAAGTTGAAGGACGTTGTGAACGACCTGGAGCCTGAGGCGTTGAGAATTCGGCCAGTAAACGCGTAGGATGCACCAGTAGACATAATCGCACTGTTGAGGCCCGCTGACGATGAATTTGCTGCACCATATGTAGGACCATAAGCTGTTCCGCTCAAAATCGGGGCGGTGCCCTCCGCAGTGCTATAAAAAATAGCAGCAAGAGCGCCTTCCGGCGAGGTGTCGGCGGTGTTCATGGTATTGTCACTAGAGCCTGATTCAAAAATGAAAAGACCCACAGCGCCGGTCAGACCAGTTGCGCTATTCCAGCCAGCAAGTCCTGCAACAGTGGCGGTAGGAGTTTGTTCACCGAGCAGTCGAATGTAAGTTAAAGGAGAGCTGTTACGGAGGTAAGCTTGTGCAGCATAGGTGCCGTACATAGGAGAAACTTGATTGCCTTCGCGCCATACATCGCCGCCCATGCCACCGGGGACCGGGGAACCAAAGATGTTGACAAATTCCGAAAAGGAACTAACTGTGACGGGCCGCATTGAAGGGCCTTTTTCGGCGCGGCCGATAATGACCGGGCCTTCCCCTGCGGGAGATGCAGGGAGCTGGGAGTTGTCAATCTCGTTGACGAAGACTCCGGGGGATACGAATCTGTAATTCTTCACTGACATAAGACTTGGTCTCCTAAACCTGAGATATTCTTATTGTAAATAGTACTAGACCGTCGCAATAGAATACCCCTTTACTATTATTCTCTATAAAAGGCGTCCTTCACCGTAGTGGGGATATCTCCAAGCATGGTGTGCTCTCGCGAAAACTTGAATTCAACAGCATTTTCACGCTTCACAATTTGGGGTCTCTCTTCGTTCTCTCCAGCTCCAACTAAGTATCCTAACACCTCGATATTTATATTAGTTTCATAATTTCGCTCCGACATTCCGAGGTTGCTTTGATTAGCATTGTTTTGGAATCCGCCGTCAATAAACACTTCATAATAGTGACCCTCTTTATGAATACGTTTGGGCATGCGTGAATTACCGGATACGGTAACAAAAGGCTGGATCAACTGGTTCATCTGCTGTTGGTATTCGGTCCGTAAAGAAACTGCGTATTGAACCTTGACCCAAGTCGGGAGTGGAATCGTCATCGTTTCATACACTACGCGTTGTGTCGACATGTCTCGTTTGCTGCTGTTATACATCTTAGATCGAACATTGTTGTCGGGCCCGTAACGACGGTTGGCGGCCGCGTTTTGAAACTCAGCCGTTTTCTTTTGATTGATACGGCGTGCGACTGTGATCGTGCCGCCTTTAGGATCGGGGTAAGGATAGAGGTTTGCGTAAACCGTTCCCTTGAATGTAGGGTCCTTGGTAACGTTTGTTCGAGTGAGTGTCATCAACGGAAGAATCAGTGTGCCTTCGTCATCCCTCAGATCTTTGTCATTCTTGATCTGAAAAGCACGTTCGGCGGTCACCCAAAGGGGCGGAACGCGGTTAAACCCCTCGTTTGTATTCACAAAGAGGTCTAAATCATTGGTCAAAAAGTCCATCATGGCTCCATCGATTGTCTCTAATGTCGATGCCATGAACTCTATTACTTGAAGTTCACCTTCAACTTTCTTGTCTCCCATATAAGTAAATTGGCTTGGGATCTTGGATTGGAGTTCGGCTTGTGTTTTTTTACTTCGCGACATGGAAATTACCTCTTCTAGACTTGATGCACTCGGCGCTTACTTGGAAAATATGTTCCACCTGACCAAAGTAATAGCGAGTGTTATTATAGGTACGCACGATTTCATAATATTGCTCACCATATTGAACAAAATCTCCAGGCCGTACAAAAAGATCTTGATCTTCTACGAGTCGCCGGCGGTGAAAGTTCACCGTTAGTTTGGTTTTATATTCATAGCCATACTTTTCATTGCTTTGTTCGTTTTCTACGATGACATATGCGTAGACGCGGACGGGAGGTAACATTATCTTATTGGGGGCCTCCCCATACACATTATGAAAGTTGGTGGCCTCCAGTGAGACGGGATAGTAGGCAATCGTTTGCCCCAACACCCGTTCGGCTAATTCATCGTTAACCTGTTTAACAAGGTCCCGCTCCTTCTTCCCGAAGAACATGGGAGGCGGCGGGGCCGCGGGCTGTGACCACTTATCTTTGGGGTCTGCCATGGCTCAACTACCCTACGAATATACCCTGAGGTATATTCTGGAGTACTTTGGATGTTGAATCTTGTAGAGTGGCATCTGAAGTGGCCATACTAACATATGTCAGCTCATCAAGAGTTGTCTTGAGTTCCTCTCTAAGAGCATCTTGCTCGGCCTTTGCTTGACCCAAAAGTTCTGCGGCATTAAGAGTCACGCTCTCCCCGGGGATTGGAACAGTTGCAAACTTACCTCGAACCTGACCCAACATCTCTTTTGTAAGTGCTAGGGCAAAGCGACGAATCCACTGCTTACCAATAGCGTTGATATTTTCAAAGGGCAAGTTGGTAAACGGGAGAGTATTCATATTATTGATCCCCTTGATTCCCGATTTAGGTTCTCCCGAGCCCTCTTCCCATGGAGCATATTGGTTTTCAATACTAAACTGGACCCAAAACTTCTCCGGGCTCGTTGAGTTGGGTTGCGGGAACAACCGCAACTTATTGTTTTTAATCTCATAAGAGTAATGAGAGATACGCGTATAAAGAGCGTCTTCATATGCCATGGCTTGGAGTTTGTTTTGCCAAGTAGGAACGATCTCAAAAGTAGAATCGTCTGCATACTGTCCATAAGTGCGGAGGTTTCCCACAACTGAGAATCCACCGTAGTATCCATAGAATCTCCACATTGCACGCGGAGTCTTGTAAAATACTTTTCTGATAACAACTCTTTTATCTTGGATCTGGCCCGCATAAGGGAGAGTGCCAGTGAGAGCGGCGGATGCTGACAAAATCGTTTGAAGATCATAATCTTGTTGTTGGGGTACCATCTTAAAGGATCCCGAGTAAATAGGAAGTGTGCCTCCCATCCCAGTTTCGGTTGCGGTGCGGTCCCACACCCGGCGAGGGAAACCATAGTCAAATCGCGGATAAGCAAGCGAAGCGCTAGCGCCCGAGAGTTCATTGGTGATCGTGCCGTCCTGGTCGAAGGTACCCGTGGGGGCGCCCAGAAGATCGGACAGGGCATTCTTACTCTGATGGATATTCAGAATATAGGAATATTCAAGTACTGCTTCTTCATAGGCAGCATAAACATTGCCTGGGGCCAGTTCAATATCTAATACATCCCCGCCAAGCTTCTTATAGGTAAATGCCACTTGGTCAGAGGCACCGGATAAGAATGATGGAGACGCAGCATAGATCCCAAATGGAAGTGATGCTGTAACATTAGCCGCCGTTCCGGTGACAGGGAGTACATTTGCATTACTCGTTGATTTAGGATATAGTTTAGGGATGGCCATGCTTTTACCTCAAGTATTGTCTATTACTAAATAGAAAGCCCCGCCTCAAAAGAGACGGGGCTTTCACTATTTTGACCTACGTCAGTTATGCTTAGCCGACAAGGCCGCGGACAATAACGAGTCCGTACATATCAGGACGCACCATCTTCTTGGCGTATCGAGTCATGACTCCCTTACGGGGCACGAAATCTTCAACACCGAAGATAGTAGGTGTGGTCTGCAGCGGCACATAAGGTGCATACACATAGCCACTCTCAAGGAAGCTACTTCCACGACGTCCTACTAAGAGGACGTTACGCGGGAAGTACGGGTCGACAAAGATGTCGAACTTCTTCGAAATGGAACCAACCTTCACAGCACCCGCGTCTCCGCGGTCGCTATCAGCAGTCACATTGGCACGGAAACCAGCCGT